TTTTAGGCTGTCCACTGAAATCTTTTGCGCTGAAAGTTAATGCTCCATAAGCTGTGTATGGGTAGGTAAATTTGTCTGTAAGTTGTGCTTCCACGAATTTAAGAAAAGCTTCATTCATATTATCGTGGTGCCCTTGTGCTTTGTTAGCTTCATTGACTCTTTTGAACCTCAGCCTCCATGTATCAAAAGGTTTAAATTTCTCAATATTAAAAAGATATTCTTCTTGGAACTTCTTCTTAGTTTTATTTATAATATATCCTTCATGTAAGGATACAGAAGATTTATCATTAAAGTACTCAAAACCTCCACTTCTATTAGTAATCGCACTATTTGTGGGGCCTACTAATCTAACGACCGTGTAACTAGAACCTCCATCTCTCGAATACTCAAAATCGCAGGTAAATTCTACCCATGAATTATACTCTGTTCCTGATTTTGTACTTATAGCAAAAAGTTGGGGACATTCAATCACCCACTTTATTTGGTCTGTCTCTGAAGCACTAGGTACTCCAACATTAGCAGCAGTAATAACAGTGTCACTTACACCATTAGTCCCGTCCCAAGTTAAATTTTGTTGTAATCTAACATTTGGTGCGTGTATGAAACTTGCTGTAGGATTGCCTCCAGCCAGCATTTGTATGGGACTTTGATATCTTGTTCCTGTTCTAAAAGAGTAGTTTATCCCTTCGAAATTTGGTAGAGGACTGTCCTCTGTGTATGTGGTCGCATTTACCATAGGAGGAGTTAGTGTTGCTGCTACTCCAGAAACTGTAGTCGTTGCAGCTGTAGTAGTAGTTAATTGATTATTACCTTTATCATACGAAACAACCGCACTAACTAAATCAATAGAGCCACTAACTCCACTAACTGTAGTTTCAATTTCTGGGTACACTTGTACGGAGCCCGTATTAGTATAAGTTGTAATATATCCAACATAAGCCCCACCATCTGCTCCAGCCCCTTCTATCTGTATTCTTGCAGCTGCCTCTTTATTCATACTATGTGACGCCATTCCAGAAGTAAACCAGCTACTTGATGACGTTAGTGTCATTGTTCCCGCAGTTGCACTAAATATATCAGTTCCTTGTTTACCTGCTCCTCTTATTATAATTTTTCGTGTGCCTTGTGTAGTATCTGCAAAATCAAGAGCTCCTGTTGCTACAGTTACTGTCGTACTGCCCGCACTTACAGAAGCTGTAGTGTTAATTTCGCTTGTACTCTTCCAAGTATCTGTATCTACTATAGGAGTTCCATCTAAATATATACTAGCAGCTCCATTTACTAAGCCTCCTATTTCTCCTTCTGATAGCGCATCATAAACCACGGCGGTCTGACGAGTTTCTCCACTCATAGTCCTACTATTATTTGGCATACTTGGGTCTTGAAAGGCTCTTGCTATATCTTTTAATCCCATTACTCTATCTCCGTTTGTTGATCTTTTTCATTTGTCGTTGAGCCTAGAGGTTGATAATGTCCCCAGCCCGGCCCCCAACTTTGAGGTGCTCCAGTAGCTCTATAACTTGAGTTAATTAATGTTCCACCTACTATCATTTCTCCATATAATACAGGAACGGCCCCGCCTTGCACAGTAGTATTTTGAGGTCCGCTAAATAGATGGGAGTCATCCTCATTATCACTACTATCGTCAGGAAGTAGCATTTCTCCAAGAGTTCGTAACCCTAAAGAGGTTCCTAGTGTTATAGCTGTCCATGAGGCTATTTTTAGTGCCGTTGCCCCACCTTGACTTAATCCAATACTACCAGCTGTTCCTCCAACTTGGGGGGCAACCCAACCTGCTCCTTGAGCTATATATTGTAACCCATACATACCTGCTGCGATAAGAGCCGCAGCCAAAATAAGTTTTCCTACATTACCTTTGGAACCTTGAGGTATTGGAGTTACTATTATATCTTCTTTTCCTACTGATAATAAAAGTTCTGATTCGTCAATAAACTCTTCTCCTCTTTGTACTGTAAAATCTATTCCATTTTCTGCACAGTCCACCATATACTGTCTATATCCCTCTCTTTGACAATCTATAAGTTTAAAAATGTCGTGAATTCTATCCACGTTCATACTCCACTTTTCTCCAAAGCGTTCTCCGAGTTCTCCTTTTAAATATACTGTTTGCATTTCTCGTTCCTTAATATTTTTGTTTTGTACTTTCCCCAAAAAGGGTATAATAATTCTCTGCACGATATCCTATTAGCAGCATGATGCATAAATAAATCATCACCTAAATAAACCCCACAATGATTTGGTACACTTGAATCTACATTAAAATATAGTAAATCATTTTTGAGTAAACTTCCATCAGTTACTTCACTCCACCCTTCATAATTCTGCCACAGATCGCCAAAGTAATCAAGTCCTTTAGTCCACCAGTCATCTTCAAACGCGTATCTTGGCATTTCAATTTCGAATTTTTGATAGTATGATTGTACCAATGAAAAACAATCTGTCACACCAAATTCATATTCTCTTCCAATTAAAGGAAGGTCTACTCGGTTTGGCTTTAAATGTTTAAGTTGTATTTCAGGTATACTAATTATGTAGTAGTCAAGATTTAATCCATTACACTGCTTCACATCTGTTTCACTTGGTTCTGGACTTGCATCAGGGTGACTATGAACGACTGCCACTATGTCTGATTGACAACTTGCTTTTATATAATCTTTTGAATCAATTATAAAATCATCATCATTTTCGGCAACATTTTTACAAGGAAACCACTTTGATTTTCCTTGTACTATACCTATAACTCCACAGCCTTCTCGTGGGTATTCAGCGTTAAAATGTTCTACTATCTCTTCAAAATGTGGTTCTAATATCATCTATGACCTTGTTTTGGTTCCTGGAAACCCTCCAAATGGTAGGGTATTGTCTTTTTCTGTTATAGTTCTACGCACACTACTATCTATAGTTGCAAAACTAGACTTAAATCTTTTAGCACAGCCTCCAACTGTTTTTGAGCACTGGTCTCCTAATTGCCAATAATTTCCAAAGTTAGGGGTACTCTTATGCGCACTCGCATTTTGTGTCGTTCCCTTAACTTGCCATAACCTGACATAAGCATCATCTGACCCTCTATCATATACAGTATATTGATTATAAGTCGGATCAGTATACGCATTATATGCAGAACTTGCCGAATAAGAATCATATACTCGCACTCTTTTAAAATTAGCATTAGTATCTGAAGGAGTCCCTGGATTACCTGTAGTTGCTACAGCTTGCCAGTAATCGAAAGAACTTTGACCTGTAGTCAGACTGCCATCGGTATTTACCTTAGTTAGTCCTGACTTAGTCACTTTGTAATAAAATCCGAGAGTTATACTTGTTACTGTAGTATTAAATGTAAGGCTAGAACTTACTACTTCTTCATCTTTCTGATTAAAATAAACGGTTCTAGTAGTCCCGTCAGTATCTGCCATTCTACCATAAGTGTTCCACTTACAACCACCCCTTTTATTTGCTTTTGAAAGTTCTGAACTTGCTCCTTGATACTTCCATGCACAAGCATTTCCTGTTACTTGTCTTCGAGGAAGCTTTACACCTTGTAAATCAAAAGGGGAAGCTAGTTCAAATTCAATATAAGTAGGAGTTTTTTCTGCTATTCTATCAATATACCACATTTGTTGTGGGAACTCTACAGGAGGATTTGCGTCCCCTGATTGTCCATAACAATACTTATATAAAGTAGTTCTTCTATATACTTTCTTACCTAATAAATCTTCATTCGTAATACTTCCTAAAGCATCTCCAAATACAGAAAGAACGTTCGCGACCCTTAGTGTCGGTCTGGCAGATGCTCCTGAGGTCTGTACTGATACGCCATCTGCCTCTATAGGTAGTGCTGTATACGTACGAATGGTGCCAGGGCTAGAACGGTCTCTAAACTGAACAGTTGAAAGATCTGCTTCTAATCCTGAATAGAAATAAGCAGAAGATGAATCAGACAGTACTATTTCCCAAAGTTCGACTACTGCGGAACCTGGATCTAGTTTCTGTACATCTTGTATAGCAGTATTCGTCATGATTCATAAACTCGTCTAAATGTAGCGGAGCAACCATAGTAGTCTCCTGTAGTGTAGGCCTGAGACCATGAGTCACAAACTACTTTAATAGTAGTTTCTCCACTATTATTTGAATCTGGTATTGTAAAGCTAAAATTAGAAACTGCTCCTTTACTTGCGAAGAAAGCTGTAATATCATCTATTTCTTCTTTTGTACGATTTGCAAAGCTTACTGCATAACTTTGTTGTAAGTTATTTATACCTTTAGCTATCCTCTGTTCATACCCATCTCCGAAGTTTGCGGTTAAGACAACTGGAGAGCTTTGTGCCTGCATCATCTTGTCAGGTCTTCTGACTGTACTTGTTAAATCTGTAAATCCTATTGCCATTATCCTCCTCCTGCGGGATTGCCATATGGGCTAAGTATTCCGCCATTTCTTTGTTGCTTGTGTAATTCTTCTTGGACAACAGCTGATATTCCTTTTGCTAGTTGTGCCGCTTGCTCTCCACCATTCGAGGTCAAATTAGAGGTTGTTTGTCCATCTGAAGAAATATTTACTGTAACATTTGCTGAACCACTGCCACCTTTCATTTGTACTGGTATTGACCTTCCGTCAGGTAGAGGTACTACTGCTTCATTATACCTTCCTTCTCCAACCATGTATGTAGGCTCTGATACAATTCCACCTCTTTCATATCCAGGAACTCTACGTTGTCCTTTCCCTTGCATATATCCACCACCTGCTAAAAAGGATGCAAAGTCTGTGCCTGGAAACATAAAACTTAATATTTTTAAAGCCGCCATTTTAGCTAGTATTTGTGATATTGCCTGTAACATCATCTTAGCCATACTAGCAAAGCCTTCTTTTAAAGTCATTGTTCCTTGTATTAACCCATCAATCATAGTAGTTAAGCCTGAAGCAAATGCATTTAGTACATTATCTTTCATTTCTGTTAAAAGACTTGCTTGATCTTTCGCTATTGCTAATTGTGCTCTTAGTTTTCTTACTTTGGCGTCCTCTTGCTTCATAGCAACATCATTTTGTTTTACACCTTGCCCTGCCAACTCTAGTTTATAATCTTCAATTCTTGCAATCTCATTTGCTAGTTGTGTTACTTTATATTGTTTATTAACTTGACTCGCTAGTAATTTGGGCATACGTCTCGTTGTTTCTAACCTTTCTGATTCTAAGTTTGTGGCTTCAGTTAGATATCCTACTTCTTTATCATGTAGTCGTTTTCCTTCAGCCGACATCGCTTTACCTAGTTCTGCAATTTTCTCCTTCGGGTCGGCGATGTTCGAAATTCTTTCAAATTCTTCTGCACCTAACATGGTACTAAACCAGTCTTCATTTTCGGGCTTAAATATCTTGTCTGACCTTAGTGCAGCATCATTAACATCAGTTAATTTTGCAGCGACATCTGTGTAAGCTGCACCTAAATCTCTATATGTATTTGTCATTTTCGAAAATTCTGTATTTGCTATTGTTAGAGCTCCCATAGCGTTTGTGTGAGTAAGAATAGCATCATTTGTTCCTTGAATTACATTTCCTAAAGTAGCGAGTTTATTTATAGATGCGTTCCCTCCAGTTGCTAACTCTACTAATATATCCTTTATTTTATCTGGATTGGTTATCTTCTTTGCTCGTAAAGCCTCTTCAAGTAAGGTTATTTGTTTAGTAATATCCTCGAGAGGTTTTCCTGCTAATTTACTTTGTGCGTTTTTTAGTATTGATACTACATCGCTAACTACACTTCTTTGTTTCTCGGTAAATCCTGTAACCATTTCGGGCCCTTCACTAGAGCCTTCCATAACGTATTTGCCTGAACCTCCCCCATAATTACGCCCTTTGCCCCTTTCATAACCTTCCCAAGCACCTCCGAAGAAATCTTGTATTTTTGGAAACCATCTGTTCTCTGCTCGTACTTGCCCTATTTCTCCAAATCCTGAATCAAGACCGCTAAAAGACATATTACCAAAAAATTTACCTAATTGATTAATTTCTCCCATAATATTTTTATGCCTGACCATTGAGTTATTTAACTTATTTAGTTCTGTTGCTTGTTTCTCAAATTTTTCTACTAACCTATCTTGCATCTCATGAAACCTTTTGGTTTCTTCGTCTGTTGTATATTCATATACTGCTTGCTTTACTATTCCGAAAGCTGTAACAGCTAGACCGGCCCAACCCAAAAAGCTCATAAACTTCATTAAGCCTCCTTGCATAATCTTCATACGACCAACAAACTCACCATGATCTTTTATCATTAATTCATTATTAAGTTTACTTGCTAATCGCCATTTTTTTAATCCTGTTGCTCGTTCTATCTCTAGCTTTCTATCCTGTAACCTCAAGATTTCTACAGTACGCATTCTTTCTTGTCTTGTAAAATTTTCTACATCAAAAACTGTACTTTTCTCTCTTGCGGCATATCTTTTCATTTTTGTAAGCTGCTTTGAGGAAAAACGTCCGTCCTCTCCAGGTTTCATTGAGCCTTTATACATCTTTCCAATGTCTCCTTGAGCCTTTCCTATTACTGCCTGACTATCATAAGTAGGAGCATCGGGAGTTAAAGATCTGAATATACTACTTCCTAATAAAGCAAATCCCCCAGCCAGTGCTGCTACATTATTGGACATTGCTCCTGCCATAAGCTCTGCAACTCCTGATAAAGATCTTTTTATCTTATTTAATAAGTCATCAAAAGATTTTGCTAACTTTGTAAAAGAATTAAGTTTAGTTTCAAAACTTCCGAATTTTTCCTCACCTTGCCTTAGTACTTCATTAGTTACCGCTTGTGTTTTTTCAAATATTGTTAATTCTTTTGCAGTTTTACCTATTGCAGCTGCATAGTTTTTACTTGCAGTTTCTAATCTAAGTATAATACCTAATTCATCTAATAATTCTGGTTCTGCTTTTGTAGTACCACGAATTAAACGATTAACTGAATCAGTCAAATCTCTACCCAGAGCTATCGAAGCGTTCTTTGCTACCATACCTAATCTTTCTATTTGATCAGTACTGACTCCTGCTGCTCTAGCAATCGCTGCTGACTGGGCTGCTTCTCCAAAAGCAAGTTGTTGCCCAGTTGCCTCTTGGAGTCTAGAAGTGATTAAGCTTAGGGATTCTCCTGTTATTGTTGCCCACTCTTGTTGTCCTTGAATTAACATTCTATAGTTTGCTGCCTGTTCTAAAAATCTAAATGCAGCAGATACTGCAAATATATTAGTAGCTAATACAGCATAAGCAGGCACAAGCCCTCCTGTCAGTCCTTGTGACATTTTTGAAAAGTTTTTTGTAGTATTACTCGATTGAGCAGATAAGCCTTTCATAGCACGGTCGGCACTATGGGTATTCTTACCCATATTCTCCATGCCTTTACCTGCATTTCTAGCTTTTTTATCTGTTTCTTTTAAAGTGCCGTCATCAGTGACTTTTACACCGACTTTTACTTCTGTATCTTTTGCCATTATCTTGTTTTAGGGACTCTAGGCCCTGCTTTGCCTTTACTTTCTTCGGCTTTTCTATCTCTTTCTAATTTATCATTTACTTGTTGCATAGCTAAGGAATCTATAGCCTTTAAAAAATAAATTACGTCTCTCTTATCTGTAACTTCGAAAACATTAAGTAGTAATTCTACTGTAGACCAGTCTTTGCCTAAGTAGCTACCTGACATACCTTCCCATCTATCTGATAGTAGTTTATATATGTTAAATGCTAGCTGCACTTCTAATGGAAAATGCCATTCTTCGACAGGGGCTTTATTAGGGTCCGGTTCTCTACCTAACTTTTGCATTACTATTACATATTCTTCGTAACTTTTGAATTGTGAGTTTGATTGATATTTTACTTCAAGTAGCTTATATATTTCAGCTACTTGGTCTTGGTAAAATTTTCGAGATCACCGACTGTTTCTGTAACCCATGTATCAAAGTCTGGAGAATTTTTCATTAAAATCTCTGCGTTCTCTTGGGTAAAAGGTAGTTCATCTTCTTCATTTAGTGATGCAGTATCTACAAGCATCATATCTTGTAGGTACTTATACTTGAAGCCGCTCCACCCTTTAATTATAGCTTTAACATACTCTGTTAAAAAAGTATCTTCATCTAATTGCTCTTCAAAAGCTCTAGTTTTCTTGTTAAATTTTTGCTTTAAACATTTGTTTCTTAGTTTTAAAATTTCATCTCTAGCAAGATAAGTTAGTTCTACTTTGAACCCTTCCGTTTCTGGAAAGTCCACGCTGACTGTCTTACTAGGCGTCATTAATGTTGCTAAGGAAACGGGTTGTCTTGTTTGTGTTTGTTCGTTCATGCTGGTTGTTTCCTATATTATATAGTTATTAAAAAGTATCAAGGCGGCGGGTAACCGCCTTAATACACTAGTTTTGGTTACGTGTTAACGTCTTTACCTACAAATTTAAATTCTGAGATTTCATTTGTTGAGTCAAAGTCGCTTGGTAACGCATGGAAATTTGTTTCCATTGAAATTACTTCCTCAATTGAATGAGTTGGTACTTCTAAGTGGCACGTTGGCATTACAATCGAACAATATGGAGTGGTTGATGCCCCAATATCGAACGTTAAACTAAATTCGTTTTTAATGTCAGTAGTTGCCTCTACAAGATCTTCATAAAGTTCTGCACTTGTTGTAGCGCCTGCGCTATCTAAGTAACAAGTGAAGTTTCCTCCTATGGATTTACTGCCTGTTACGTGTCCTAAAGGTTGATTAACAACTCCTAGAGTTTCTGGGGTTAGATAGCTTAAGTTATTACTCATAGTGATGTTTCCACCTGTTAGAGTAGTTGTATAAGTTACATCACTTATATCTCCAGGGTCTCCTACGATTGTTAAATCTGATACTCTGTTTCTAATGAAACCTGTAGTATTAGTTACACCTTCTGTAACGAGTGCCGTTGAAGATGATAAATTAAGAGCAGAATCATTTTCCGATATAATTTTTCCGTTTCCAGACCAATTTACAGTAGCAATTCCATCTAAATCAAAATCAAAAGATGCTTCAGAAATTGAACAATCAGAAATCTTATAGATCATCTGATGACCAACTCCTGCACCTGGAGCATAGCTATAGGCAGTTGAAGCTTGAGAAGCCCCAAGTATAAAGTAAAGGTCAAAGACCCCTACAGTAGCTTTATTTGCGTTGCCTTGAGCTATTAACAGATTTGATGTACCTTCAGTTAATCCAGCATCTACAGTTTGTCCAAAGAACATAGCCCATAGAGATGAAGAAACTTCACAATGCGTATTATCTGTACCATGTGCTGCTCCAGAAGTTCCAATAGTACCACTGGTTGCTGACTCATTGTGAGTAAAAGGCATCATGTAAGTGGAAAAACTCCACTCAACTGGCGCAAATGAGTCGTTAAACATTGCGCGACCTCTTCTACTTGCTCCTGTAGTACTTTGTGCTTCATTTAAAGTAATTTCACTAGTATTCATACTTTGAGAAAACGAAAATCCGTCTAAAACGGGTAGATCAAAGTACATGTTCTTTGTCCCTGCTGCTGACATGGGTACATGTGCTAAGACTTTCGTATCTCGAGAAAAATACAGTTTTGTTGCCATTATAGTCTCCTATTTGGCTTGAAAAGCGAATACGTTTGCTTTTGCTAAAGTACTCGGTTTTCTAATATTGCACCTCGATTATCATTTCGCCGATGCCGAGAGGTGCTAACACTCCTTCGTCAGTATCTATTGATACTACCGAAATTTGTGCGACACCAGCGCTTCCATATGAATCTGAATAAGTAATTTGATTGTTATTATCCAGTACATATTCTATATCTTCGAGTAGTAAACAAAGAGCCTCTGTAGGATCTTCCTGGTTTACATAACATCGAATTGTAATTGTTAAATATCTCCACCTGTTTCCTCCGCCATAATATTCTCTTGTTTCTGTGCCTGCGGATAAATGCACAGCGGGGTAAGTACTAATTTCGTCCCAAAATTTCATATTTGGAAATACTTGATTTGAAAGTGTCGTACGGTAATCTCCCGTACCGTTTATATCCTTTAGCTTTACTACTAAAGCATCTAGGATTTGTGATCTTCTTGTTGATATACTTCTTGTCATTATACTCTCTTAGTTCTTACTATTCCAAATTTTGTGCCCATCATTTGTTGAGCTAGTTCTCTTATTGTTCCACCTATTAATCTTTTGGGGTCTCTACCCCATGATGACATCGCATTCCCATTCTCTGGTTCAAATACAGCATACGGGTCCTTTTGGTATGTATATTGTATTTCTACCGAATTAGGGTATGGTGCTACATTTGTAACTTCAGCACTACTAGCGAATCTTCCTGTCCTGTTTTCTAGCCTGCGCGGATAAGGCCCCATATTTTTCATTAGCTCTTTTGCTAAACTTCTATTTAATAATGCAGCTAGTCCTATCGGGCTTGCGGTAGTTTTTACCGTAGCTCTTGATTGCCCTCTTTTTGGCTTTTGTTTTACAGGGTTTCTACTTCCTCTACTTGAACCTTTTACACTTCTGCCTTTGGTCCTACCTTTTGCCTTTAACTCAGTTTTTTGCGTACCCGACTTTTTTACAGGATCAACTTTAGTAGTTACTTTTACCTTCTTAGATTTTTTAGCTCCTTTCTTAGCTCCTGCTCCTAGTCTTACTACAACTGTTTCTGCAGCAAGTTTTCGTATTTTAGTTCGTGGACTTTCAGACCCTTCTAATTGATCAGCTTTGTACCCCCAATCTTGCATTACTCTTTCTTCAACATCATCTCTTATACTGTCCAATAACTCATCTAATGCGGGGCCTAAAGAAGTCCACCCTGATCTTCCCGTACCGGAGGAAAGTTTATCTGTTCCTCCTTTAACAGACTTTAAACTTTTATGCCCCATAACAATTCTCATTTTATGAGTACCATTATACGCGGCTGGAATGTGCTTTCCTGTAGGTCTACGAGTATGCTGATTGGCGACCCACATCGCTTTAAAAGTGGCATCCTCCCCTAACGATTTCCAGAATAGGTCCGAGTAACTTTCTAGTTGGTCATCATCATCAGTAACTGGATTCCAAAGTTTATCATCAAAATTCGGATTTAAGTTATCAACTCCTCTCTGTGCGCCTGCTAAACCATAAGTACTATCTGGGTCTGCTCCTGTAATTCCTCCGTGATGCCCCCATAAGTCACTTCCTGCTCCTGATCTGCCTTTCTGTAACCTCCGTTTATATTTGCCCTCTTTCTCTAATAACTCATTTATCTTGTCGATGCCTTTATTTTTAGCTCTCCCCAATGCTCCTGAAACTTGGGAGTCTTCCCAGTTAAAGTATGTAGGTCTTAGTAAGTAAATAACTAGCATATCGGTATGCTTTTGAGTTTCCATATAAGAACCTTCCCAAGCACTTCCTCCTTTAGGCTGCCTTAACCTTTTAAGACTCTTATAAAGACTATCAACTGTTACCTTCCCCCCTTCCCTAAAGTGTTTACGTAGGGATTTGTAATCTTCAGCTTTTGTTTTTCTTAAATCAATTGTAGATTTACCTGCAGCTGCTGACTGAGAGTTCCAGGACTTAAACATTGAATCAGCCCAATCGTCAACATGAAGTATTACTTCTTGTTGATAAGTTCTGGCAAGCTCCTTACGAGCTTCTTCTTCTCCTTTTGCTAAGTATCTATCTAATTCTTTTTTAAGACGATCACGAGCCATTAAACTATATCTATAATTTTATAAAGGTCGAGTACTCGTTTGATGTGGTCTGGAAAACCTATATCATTTCTGATTGAAGTACTACCTTCATTTCTTAGGGTGGTTCCAGCGATTGAACGTTGTGTTTTATGTTCTTCTTTTAAGTAATAAGTTACTAAGTCAAATACTGCTAATTTTAAATCAGCTG